TCCACAAGAACATGATTTCGACGTTTGCTCAATCTAGATTTTCGTCTGGTGTTATGATTGCCGATGAAGAAATCATTTCCGATAATGAGGGTGGGGTTGCTTTCAAGGAGGAATTAGCAACTCGTGGCTGGCATGACTGGGCTAGTGATGATGCAATATTCGCATTTGGTAAGTTTTATGGTGCAAGTGAGTGCGTTCTGATTTTGAATGAACTTTCTGGTTGGGAGTTTTGCAGACAATTCGAGTATTCGTCTGTTCAAGTTGTTGGATATGGGTACATGACAGGACACACTATATACGCTACAGACAAAAGTGTGCTTTCATTCAATGAATTCTACAAAGCCAAAACCGTGTTCAAAGGACTCAAAACAAAATATGAGAGAGGGATACCAACAGTAGATTCAGATTATCCTTCCTTCATACCGGAATATCTCAAACAAGGGATGATGGCTTTTGACCCTGATATTAAGACAGACGTTGAGACTTTCTATCTGTCTGTTAAAGCAGAGTTGAACGCATTATATGGAATCGAAGCTACCAATGAAGCGAAGAATGACATAATTTTGACCAAAGATGGATATATTGTTGGTGATTACAAAGGTGTTGAGGGGCTTCCGAACAATCCAAAAGCTTGGTATCAGTACGGTACTCATATTGTTGGATGGTCACGGATTCATCAGATATTATTCATGGAGTTGCTTTCAGATTACGTTGATGCGTTCATATGTGGTGATACTGATTCGCACAAAATATATACGAAGCTGTCTGAAAGTGAGATTATGTCATTGTTGGAGCCTTTACATTCTGCTACCACAGCAGCTATTGAGCGCTGTACGGAACGTGCCAGAAAAGTGAAAGAATGGTATCCCATGTATGGTTTAGGATTCTATGAGTGTGAAGGTGAGTGCGAGAAATTTATGGCTGCATGGAACAAGTCATATGTTCAGCTTTCTCACGGTGAGATTGACATAACTCTTGCAGGTATTCCTTGTGATAATAAGTTCAGACTGGCTGATGGTACAATAGTTAACCATAGTTATAACAAAGCCATAAATGTGTTATACAATGATGGTATGTCTTTTGAATATTTGGCTACCACATTCGTTGGCTACAACATATATATCACTCACGGTATAACAGGTTTGAATCAACGCAAGTTACCAAAGTGGGCTACGTTTGACGATGAAACGTTGGAGCCACATGCTGTGTATATTTATCCAATGACCAAGGTGATTGGTGACACAAGGAATAAGGACAACAATGTTAACTATGAGTATGCAAGACTGAATAACCCAGAGTTAAGCAAAACTCCCATAATCATTGATTGGATTATGGGTAAAGAAAAACCTTCTGTGATAACGCTTGACATGGTTAAAGAAGTATGATATAATCCAGCCGAAGGCATCATTGGAGTGTGTTCGTTTCGAGAGGAATTCGTGGCGACCTTTGAGTAGGTGATTCCACTTGAACCGCAGGCCGGCGGATAACACAATTCAATGAAGCGCTTTCCAAATCCTTTAGCCCGGCTCCCTTGAAGATAGGGAGTCGGGCATTATCGCGCCACGAAGGGAGGTTTTTATGGCAATTCTCAATGAGGAAAATAGCACTGATGTTGATGATGTTTCCAAGGAAGCAGAAGTCCACGATGATGCACATTCCATCGCTGATGATATGGGAGGGAACAACCCAGAAGAGCCCAGTGAAATGCAGATGGAACATGAGTTCGCTGTTCAGAATCAGATGGAAGAAATGAAAGAGCGAATCAAGCAGCTTGAGGACAGTTTCAGGATTCTCATTGATAGTGGTGCTACTATCATGGAAGGACGCGCTCCAATCACTGACAGGGAAGATGACAGTGACAAGGAGGAACCTTTCATTTATCTTGAAGATTTGGACTATTCAATTAATCGTTAAAGGAGAATCTTATGGCTGTTGATAACAACACTATTCTTGGAAAGGTTTGGCTTGCTGGTACTAACGATTTCCAGCAGCGAATTCCCAATCCCGACCAGAGCAATATGCAGGCGTTCATGGATGCGCTTTTCGACCCAATGAATCGCAATTATTACAATCAGTTCTGCGATATTCTTGTCAACCGTATTGGCCGCACTATCGTTCGTGGCAAGCGCTGGGAGAACAAGCTTCGTGCTTTCAAGCAGGATAATCTTCGTTATGGTAATACCATTCAGGAGATTGCACCCAAGTGGATTAAGGCGCACTCTTATGCTGATGATGACCAGACGCTTCTGAAGCTGAATCGTCCTGAAGCTGCCGCTTGGTATCATTCTGTGAATCGTCAGGATAGGTATGACATTTCCATCAATGAGATTGAGCTGCGTCGTGCTTTCACTGAAGAGTATGGTCTCAATGAGTTCATTGCTAAGGTTCTTGAGGTTCCCTACAATTCTGATTCGTATGACGAGTATATTGCTATGAAGCAGCTTCTTGCTTTCTATGAGAATACTTGGGGTTTCTTCAAGATTAACACTCAATTCCCTGTTGATGAAGCCACTGGTAAGGCTTTCCTTACTTCTGTTCGCACCATGGCTGAGAAGTTGCCTTTCCCGTCTACGCTTTATAATGCACAGACTGTTGATATGGATGTTCCTGTTTTTGCGAATCAGGACGAACTTGTGCTTATCACCACTCCTGAAGTTATTGCTTCTGTGGATGTGAACACTCTGTCTGCTGTGTTCCAGCTTGATAAGGCTGACCTCAAGTATCGTATCGTTATCATTGACGAGTTCCCGTTTGGTGATGACAGTAATGGTGACGTTCCTATTGCGCTTCTTACTACTAAGGATTGGTTTGTTGTTCATGATGTGGTTTACACCACGGCTTCGTTCTGGAATCCGCAGACGCTCTCGACGAATTATTACCTCCATCATCATTCTGTGATTAGTTGCAGTCCGTTCGTTCCTGCTATTCTGTTTACGACTGGTATTGGTAGCTTTATTAATGCTATTACGCAGTCTGTTACTGGTGTTAGCATTACTCCTGCTACTGCGACTGTTGCTCTTGGTGGAACCCAGCAGCTTACTGTTGCGCTTACTGGTACTATTACCGCCAATGCATCTGGTATTGTGGTTGCTCCCGATGCTGTTACTTGGGAGGTTTACGGTAACAATGCTCTCAACTCCCGTACCTATGTTGACCGCTTCGGTGTGCTTCATGTTCAGAAGTCTGGTATTGCTTCTGCTCAGACCTTCACCGTCAAGGGCACCACTACCTATCTTACTCCCGATGGTACTGTTACCCATTACAACGATACTGTTACCATCACGATTGCTTAATCTCGACGGGTTTGGGCGTAACCCCAAATACCTACATAGCGGGAGGGAGTGTTACGGCTCCCTCCTGCCGTGAGAGGAAAGACTATGCGAGGAAAAGATTTTTCAGAACGAACTTATCCTCACCTTTCTGATACCAAATTCCCTGATTTGCCTACGGTGAATGTTTACAAATATCAGAATGAGGTTCCATATGAAGATTATTCTGATACCGTGAAAATCAAGATGATGAACGTCAGTTGGTGTGGAGATTACGACAACACTGTTTATTTCGAAACCAAGGAAGAACGTGATGCGTGGTTCATCGCCCAAGATGGACTTGTGCAGGAACTTCCTACTATGTTCAGGCTTTATCCAAGTGGAACCATCAAAGTTCCTTGCACTATCGATGAAGCCATGAATTACAACTATGTCATGATTGATTATGGTAAGACTCTCTATCAAGAAGGCCTTTCAGACAATCATATCATGTTCTACTTCATCAATGATGTGCAGCAGAAAAGCCCCAATGCAACTGAACTCACGCTCGTAGTTGATTTCTGGACTACGTATATCAATGACATGGATATTGAGTATGTAAGCTTGCAACGTGGTCACGCTCCTATGGTAGAGACTCCCGCTGATGAATATCTGGAAAGCCCAATCGATAATTGTGAATTCCTGCTTACGCCTGATGTTAACTATGGAGATTTCCAACGTGTGATAACTACCAAACCAGTTGTATTCAACGATGACCCAGATGCTATCACTGTAGGATTCCTCACCAATGCCAGTATGCAAAAGCTTTGGAAGGATGAACATGATAATCCTAAAATTCCTACTGCTGCATTTGAATATGGGCAAGCTTTCAGTGCTATTGATATTTTCGTTATCGAGAATGTTTCAAGGTGGGATTTTTTCAGGGAAGCAGTCACTAACAACTGTCCTCAATTCTGGGAGACTGTCAAGGGTATGTTCATCATTCCAATCAAGCTGATTACTGAATCCAACTATCTTTCCGGTAATGCTTTCGAGTTCTGTGGTGAGCGTTGTCATCATCTGGAAACCGATAGTGATAAACTAATCGAAGTTATTGATTTCACCAAGGATAAGTTCAACTATCCAGATGAATTCAGCGATATTGCCAAGTTGTATACCTTCCCGTATGCCGCTGTTGAAGTGGATGATTTCAAAGGCCATCAAACCATCATAAAGATTGAAGATACTACTGGTCAGATAGAACTTCATACTATCATGTGTGATATGTACCCGTTTCTTAATATCGAAGCATATATGACTGGCATTGGTGGAACCGAAAGAACTACTATTGCTTTTAAAAACGCTTACGAAAACACATTCAGGATTGGTGGTCGAGATTACAACTTCACTACCAAGTGGCAGATTCCTACGTTTGCTGTCCAGCTTGAAGTTGAGGACAATTGGCGTTTGAATGGCAAGATTCAGAGTGACATGTTCTTAACTAACAATAGCAGAAGGGCGCTTGCTATTAGAGACAATAATCTGGATATAAGCAGGGTGCAAGGATACAATGCAGTAACTAACAAAAATCTTGGTCTTAAATCAATAATCGATTTACAACTTCCTGCTAACGATGTTCAGATGTACAATCATAACAAAGGCCAATATATGGAGTTTGCAAGAAGCATGTTCCATTCTCATGTAGGCTGGGATGCTGCTGCTGATAAAGCTGCTGCCGGTGTGTTGCTTTCTCTTGGAACTACGGCACTAGCACTAGCAACTGCGCCTTCTGGTAGTGGGCTGCTAGTTCCTTTGGCTGCTAGTGGTGTTGCTACAAGTGCATCTAGTTTCATGGTGAATCAGTTTGTTAGCAAGCCACATGTTCAGGCAGATAGCATCATTGACAATAAATATCTATCCGAAATGTATGGCCCCGAATTTTCAGACCCGAATACGTTTTATTATTTGACTGATAATATCATTGGAGTTGTACAAGCTGATTTTGATAATGGAAAAAGTACCATTGAGAACAGTTTTGACCAATTCGTTGGAGTTGGTAATTTTCGAAACTTTCTTGATAGGAATTCAGTTGAAGGTGCTAAATACTATGCAGGTCGAGATTTGACAGAAGATGTTGCAGAAATAACAGCAGAAGCGCAAGAAGTTGTATACAACAATGATAGGCGACTTGTGGTTGGTGGTGATGTGTACTACAAGAACAGAAGTTGGGCTGATACCGACACGGTTGAACTTCCGGGTACTGCCTATCGGTCTTACAACGCTGATATTGCCAACTACAACAATCGTTGGAATTCTGAATACAAACAGAAGCTTCTTGATAATCCTCCGGAGTTCGGTCAGCTTACCGGTACTCCTGATATTATCTCCAAACCTTTTGGTGTTCGCTACAATTTCATTACTCAAAGCAAGAACGCGATTCGTCAAGCTGGTGAGCAATTCCTTCGTTATGGATATATGCTCAACATGGAGTGGAAAATCGAAAGTTTCAATCTTATGAGTATGTTCACGTATTGGAAGTGCGATAGGGTGTATTGCAACGATAAGGGTGTTTACGAAGGAGCACAGGATATGATAAAATCCATTCTGGTGGCAGGAACCACCGTTTGGAGAAACCCTGAAGATATTGGCACCAAGTCAATCTATCAAAACAAGATTCCACAGTAGAGGGGAGGTTAAATGGGTAAGAAGAATAGGAAGCCTACTGGTTTCTATGGTGATAACTACTGGCAGTCGGCAGACTGGAACCAGCGTAGTTTCATCGCATATCGTCAATGGATTCTATCTATGGCAATAAATAGATATAAGTGGCTGAATCTTCCTGAAACTTGTGATGAACGCTATTTGGAATTCACACTTCTTCGTAACGGTGTCGCAAGTATCGCATATCCGGAGAAGATGCCCGGCGTTTTCTTCAGCACTATGACCAATCTTGATGGCAGGTGGAATGTGTATGATACACCGTGCCATTGGCAGTCGATTGGAAACAACGGATGGAATTTCAACGCCAGTCCTAAAACCGGTGTTCTTGTTTATGAGAACAGGTTGAGGATGCCTACTTGGCAGCAGATTGAGTATTTCGCTCGTAGGCTTGCAGCGCTCGACCGTGTTGAAGATATAAACATGCAGCAGCAGCGCACTCCTTATTTGATTACCGCTCCGCGTGAGCAGGTGAATGATGCGAAGCAGATGTACAAGCAGATTGCTGGTGGAGAGCCTGCTATTCTAGGTAAGTCCAATCTTTCTGCTATCAACATCGAAGCAATCAACACTGGAGTTCCGTATCTTGGTAAGGAACTTTCTGATAAGAAGCTGGCGCTATGGGATGAAATCTACAATTTCTTGGGAATCAGCCATGTCGGCCAGAAATCAGAGCGTCTTACCAGTGAGGAAGTCAGTGCCAGTAATGAGCCTTCGAATCTGATGGCGTTGGATGGTTTGACTGCTAGGCGTGACGCTGCCGAGACGCTCAATACTAGGTTCGGTCTCGATGTTCATGTTGTTTGGCGCAAGGATAACGAATCCGATATTTACAACTATAGTAGGAACCCTCTTATCAATGAGAATCTTCTTCTCAATGATGACAGGAATTCTACGAACGCAGGATTGGAGTTGAGTTATGAGTAACGTCTTTCCTGATTTCGAAGAATTGGTTGAGTATGAGCCGAATGAATATGAACATGACGCTCATGCTGTTGTTAGTGTGCAATTGGTTGAACTGATTGATGGTAATTGGTTGCGTTGGTATGACATTTCCACTGATGGTGAGATTATCCCGAATGAAGATTGGGTTTGGGACTATTACGATTTGGAGCAGTACAAACGAGTATGCGATAAATTCAATGCTCGCTTCATGTGGGATGAAATCGGTATGCTTCCTCCGCTACGTTGGAAACAACAGGTTATTCGTATCTTCAATGAGGTCATGCCTAAATACAAGATGATGTATGAAGCTTTGGATTCTGGTATAGACCCGTTCCAGAATTGGGGACGTTATGGCAAGTCCCGTCACATTTTCAGTGAATTCCCCGAAACGCTGCTTGGTGGAAATGCTGATTATGTGAGTAATGGTAATGACCGTGAGTATGAGGACATTGAACAGGGTTCATTCGTGGATAAGATTGTCGATTTGAATGATAGATACAATGATGTTGATATTCTTGTCCTGAACAATTTCGAGAAGATGTTCAGTGGTCTTATCGCAATCAACGTCAATGGATTCTAGGGGGTGACGTTATGGGTATTCCTTTGGATGATGCGCTTTTCAATGCTAGACGTTATCCTGATATTTGGAAACTTTGTCAGCAGATTATCTACACAATCGATAATTTAACTATTAGCACTGAAAACGGATTCAACACAGTCGAAGGTGAGATAGAGAACCTTCAAGATGAAATCGACAACATCGTAATAACTGGCGGTGGAATAGCAGGCGTGTCTATGAATGGTAGTGAAGTACCAGTGATAGATGGTATTGCCAATTTGGGAACTGTTGTCACTAATGTTTCCAATAAGCAGGATATTCTGGTTTCTGGTACTAACATCAAAACCATCAACGGTTACAGTATTCTCGGTTCTGGTAACTTGGTGATTCAAGGTGGCGGTGGTTCTGGTGGTATCGAAGGTATTTTGATGAATGGTTCCGCTGTCACTATTACCAATAATATCGCCGACCTTGGTACTGTTATCACTGATATTTCCGGCAAGCAGGATGTTATCAACAATTCTAATAAGCTCCCTGCATCGCTTGTTTCTGGGCTTGCGACTGTTGCGACCAGCGGAAATTACAGCGATTTGTCCGGTACTCCGGGAAATGCTTCAACTTCTGCTTATGGTGTTACTAAACTCTCAAGTTCTCATAGTTCTACCAGCACTTCACTTGCAGCTACACCGAAGGCTGTTAAGGATGCGTATGATTTGGCTAGTAGCGCTGATACCGCTGCTACCGCAGCAAAGACTGTCACTGATGCTATGAATTTCTATCCTACGAGTTTTGGTACGTCCAATGGTTGGACTTATATTCTGTTCAGTAACAAATATATCCATGCATGGCGAGATTTCAACGCTATCATGAATCAAGGTACGAACGATGAAACGTTCAGTCTCCCGTTCACTATGGCTGATGTCAAATATTCAGTCATCGTTAACTGTGGTGTGTGGAGAGTGAATACTGCTAGGAATAATACCTATGACCGTACCACGACTACTTGCAAGATTGTTTGGAATGTTGAGACTGGTAGCTATGGTGACTATGAAGTTCTCAATATGGTTCTTGATGGATATATAGCATAGGTGATAACATGGAAGCTATAATCGCATCTGTCATCACTGGGTTCATCGCAGCACTATCCAGCATCTATGCTTCAAGAGTAGCAAATGATAAGACGGTAGCTGTTTTGAATGAGCGAATCAAGAATGTGAAAGAAGATATTAAGAGGTTGGAAGAAAAGCAAGATGAAGCGAACAATGTGAAGGTTAGACTTGCAATTGCGGAACACGAGATTTATAATCTCAAACAGAGAGAAGGTGAACATAATGAATGACAAGCTGAAATTGTGGTTCATCAATGCTGGAATAAGGGCTTTGCGAACGGCTGCGCAGGCTGCTATCGCCAGTATCGGTTCTTGTATGCTGTTCAGTGAAGTTAATTGGTATGTGGTTGGTTCTACTGCCCTGCTTGCTACTGTTCTTTCTCTGCTCATGAGCATCAGTGGTATTCCTGAAGTCGAAGATGGCGCGAGTCTTGGGCAGCTTATGAAGGGTGAGTAGATATGAACATCTGTGATAATATCACTAATGTTAATTCAAGCAGCCGTAAAGGTAACAAGATTGAATGGATTATCATCCATAATACCTACAATAAGACTTCCGCTTCCGGTACTGCTTGGAATAACACTGTATATTTCAAAGACTATTACAGAGGTTCGTCTGCTCATTATTTCATTGACAATGGTGATATTATCTGGCGTTGTGTTCCTGACAATAAAGCAGCATGGTCTATCGGAACTGGCCCTCGTTTGAATGGAGCGACCAACGAGAATAGTATCAATATCGAAGTGTGCGAAACTTATTATGGGTATTTCACAGAGAATGAAATCAGACAGCTTAGAGAACTCGTACAATACTTGATGGAGAAATACAACATCGATTCCTCACATGTTTGCAGGCATTACGATGCTACCGGTAAGACAAGCTGTCCTAGGTACTATGTTTCAAATGAAGATGAATGGACAAATCTTTGGGAGAATATAACGGAAGGAGATTACATGAGTGATTGGGGTAGCGAAACTTACAGACCCGAGCAGCGCGAAGCCGATTGGGGAATCCGTGGTAAGGGTACTGGTGATATGTACTTGAACAATACCAACGCTGTACACCTAAGTGCTATGGCCAGCATGGAAGGTTTGAAGGAAACAGATGAAATCTTGGAAAAGGTCAAGGATATTCAGGCTGACATGGATGAAATGCGAATCACCGTTCGTGGTCTTATGAAGTATCTTGAAACCATCGAAGGCTTCATCAATGGGAAGAAGGAGTAAATCATGATTCTGTATCCATTTCCTTATTTTCGGAATTTCGTCTATGGTACGCCCGTAATTCCCGATATTTACTGGAACGCCTACAGCTATGAGGAACGAATCAAGAAGCTGTGTATGGAATACGCTAAACTGATTGAATTCGTAGACTCAATGGTCGATACTGTTAATGACCAGTATAGGCAGGTTGAGGAAATCAATCAGAAGGTTGAGGAAATCATCAACCAAGCTATCGACGATGGCAGGTTCGATGATATTATCACTACCGCTGTTCAGGCATGGCTTGACGCACGTAATGTTGGTACTACTTATGGTGAACTCAAAGATAATGGATTCATCTATTAGGAGGTATGATAATGGGAACCACTAATTATGATTTCACTTACATGGATAATACTGATGTTATTGACGTTGTAGGTGATGTGAATACCAGACTTGACGAAATCGACAGCAAAATCCATACCGCCATTGATAACATCCCACAATTCGACCCCACCACTATCGAAGGAGAAATCTCCGACTTGCAGAGTGATGTTGCGAATCTGGAAAATGCAGGATTCGTTGTGGCTCCTGTTGCGACTTCTGATATTCAAGCAGGTGCTGTGACTTACGATAAACTTGCTGCAAATAGCATGAAGCAGCTTTTCGCAGGTTTGAAGGTCTATCATTTCGATAGCGCCAACCCAAACGCAGATAATACTGGTATGGTTGTTCCGTATACCGGAAACGACGATATTCGAGATAAGTCGTGGCTGGCCGGTTACTATATTCCTGCTTGGACTTGCCTTGTCATCACTCAATTCGTAAAGGGTGACGATATTCATTGTGGTAGTTTCTTCTCTGGGTCTACTGGTTGGAGACTTCCCAGCTATGTTCCTACTATCAGCCCTGATTATCATCCTTATCCTAATGACCCTGATGATGGAACTCTAGCCGGTATCGCACAAATTGGATTCATCACGAAATTCGTTGGTAGTAGTATGACAGATTTGGTTGGAATAGGATTGAACAAAGATGGCACTATTGGCGTGTCTACTACTAGTGACCCTGATTACTTTTACAGTAACGGTTCTATTGTTGCTTTCCTCAACAATTACGGTGCTATCGACAATAGCGAAGATGGCTACAACTATTGGATTTAGGTGGTGATGGTATGGCAGTTTTCAAGCTATTCCATTGGAGTGACAACCATAATGACGCGAATGTTACGAATGTAACCATGTTCGCCTACAACAATATCGAAGATTTGGATGCTGTCATCCATACTGGCGACATTGTGAACGACGATTTCAGTGAAAGTATCGCCAATTCCTCTCCGTATGATTTCCTGTTCGTTGTCGGAAACCACGATATGATTACTGCTACCGGCACTCAATCGAATCCGTATGATTGGACTCTGCAACCTACACAAGCCCAGATGTACAGCAAATATATGGTTCCTACAGTTGTTGAGCAAGGTGCTATTATCACTGAAGATACTACTTGGTGGTACAAGGATTACGATGATAAGAAAATCGAAATCATCGGTCTTAACTGCCAAGTCAGGAATTCTACTGACGGAGTCAATCAGCGACAATTCCTAGGTGATAGGCTTCTGTGGTGCAAGAACAACGGCTATGCTGTAATCGTAGCTATGCACATCACTCCCTATGATGCACCACTACTTGTTTGCAACTACACTTGTGACAAAATGGTTTCAATTGGTGGGTTCGATGACAGTAGCTGGCAAGCTGGTAACAATCCTCTATATCCTGAAATCCAGCGAATCTACAACGTACTGGTTTCTTGGAGTGAACAGGTGAAGATTCTAGCACTTATTACCGGCCATGCGCATGGAGACGGAATTGGGAAAAGCGGTGCTACTTCACAGATTCCGAGTGGGGGTGAACCGTTTCCTATCATCTGCGTAGGTTCCACCCGACTGGCACCATACTGGCATAGTACGCAGAACTGGAATGACTTGATTCGCACTACATCCCAACCGTGCGCAAATCTGTACGAATACGATTCTGATGCAGATTCACTAACCGTGCATAGGATTGGTGCATCTTGCAAACCGAATGGCACGATTCGTTCTATGGCTGTATGGAACTATCGCACCAAAGATTGGGTAGAGTTCTTGAGCAGGTGATGATATGGGCGACGGAATATACTACAACTGGCAGAAAACGTACACCTACAACGCAAAAATAAACGTAATCATCAGTATGCGCGGTCTTGGTAAAACCTACGGTGCTAGGAAGCAGGCTGTCAAAGATTTCATAAAAGATGGCAGCAAGTTCTTGGAGATTGTCAGATACAAGGAAGCGTTGAAGGGAGAGAGCGCTATCCAAGTAGGATATTTCGACAAACTGGTGCTGAACGATGAATTCCCCGATTACATTTTCAGAACGAATGGAACCAATGCATACATGGCCAAGAAGCCAAAAGGAAATGAAAAACCAAAATGGCAGCATTGTGGATATTTCGTCGCCCTGTCAGCTATGCAGCAAAGTAAGCAGAGAACATTCGTCAACGTAAAATCCATAATCTTCGACGAATTCATCATCGACAAACGCACCAGAAATAAATATCTTCCCGGTGAGTTCAACCTTTTCGTGAATCTTATCGACAGCGTTGCTCGCGAAGAAGTCAATGCTGATGGAACTGCTAAAGGAACCAAGGTTCGTGTATATCTTCTCGGTAACGCTTGCGATTTGACGAATCCATATTTCATCCAGTGGGGAATCAATAAGCAACCGAAAGAAGGTTACAGTTGGTACAACGGAAAACTGGTGTTGGTGCATTACGTTAAAGATGAAGCATACCAAACCGGAAAAAGAGGTACACTGGTTGGTAGACTGGTTGCCGGAACGGCAGAGGAAAGCATCATCGTTGACAACATCTTCAACACTGGTGATGAATACAACATCATGAAGAAAACATCGTCTGCTATATTCGAATACGGAATCATCTACACCGGCCAGAAATTCGGCGTGTGGATGGATAGCAAAGAAGGTTATATCTTCATCACTGATAATTTCCCTGAAGGTAGCGGAAAACCAATCATGGCGCTGACCAAAGAAGATAACACCATGAATTATGTTCAGGTTCGTCGCGGTGAGAAAACATTGAAGATGCTCATGGACATGTACTACGCAGACGTCATACGATTCCAGAACGTCGGATTGAGAGACAGATTCTTGGAAGCCATGCAACTGTTCGGCATAAACTAAAAGAAAACCCCCATCAAACGATGGGGGTTTCTTCGTTTTATGGCAAGTTGGTTATCGCTTGGAAACCTTCTTGGTGGTGCTTCCCTTCTTGGTCTTGTCATCGGGAAGCTTCATGGTCATAATCTCGATGTTGCTGACAACAATCTCGATTCGAGAACGAGTCTCACCATCCTCATTCTCCCACTTGTTCTGATGAAGCTTACCACACACGGCAACCTTCATTCCCTTGTCGAGAATATCATCAAGAGCCTTGCAGCGAGCACCGAACATAACGCAATCGATGAAGTTGGGGTAGTCCACCCACTCGTCATCGTCATTCTTGCGACGCTCATTCACAGCCACGGTGAACGTGAGAACGGTATTAGTCTTGAGAGAAGGAGCAGCAACGAGATTGCCACAAACACACACAGAGTTGAGATTTTCCATAGTAACACCTAAAACCTTTCGTCGAAATCGTAAACATCAAAATCAGTTCCTACTAGATACGCGAATTCTTCTCGGAGTGTCATGTTGTTGTCTTTCACCAGATAATCAATGCCCAAGCTTTCAAGATAAGCTTTCGTGCTTTCTATCGTCTTGTTCATCAACTCGACAGTAACATCACTCATGTGAGCTACACCGTAGAAGAATCTTTTTGCCTGTTCGGCCGTAAAACTACCAACTATAGAACTATCACGAGCGCGATACACGCGAATCCTGCCACCCACGCAATCAATGAGATAACTGTTGTGATACTTTGGCATGGACTCGCAAATATCCATCCAGTGATACCAGTCACCTCCTATCATCCAATCACCTCCTTCTCACCTTACTGTGAACAGTATACCATTTATCCATATCGCTATCATCATTCATGAGTTGCTGAACGATAACAGCTTCATTGGATAACAGATGATAGTTATTGGCTCGCTTTATAGCATCGAACCTGTTGCTAAAATAGCCAATGAGTGTTTTATTGCAAGTGTCAAGTTCAAGAAGATAGGCGCGATACTTTATCTTACTCATTGTTAATCACTCTCCAGTCTGTCATACGGTTCCAGCTTTGCTCCACAATGCTTACAATATCTGTCGCTTGGGTCAACTGCGCCTGCGCACTCGGAACATACGAACCATGCTGTCCATGCATCTCCCTTAAACAGTGGATACGGTGGATGGTCGCCATAACATATCTCGATTTTAGCTGTACGCTCTACTCGATGGTTCCAGTCTTTTTCGTCCATCCAAATATTACAATAATCGCAGCCGATTTCATCCTTCAATGTTGATACTATCGAAGAACCTTTCCACGCATCAAAGATGCTGATAGCAGGTGTACCGCAAAATGGGCATTGTTTATCACTCATGATTCACCCCATATCTTATCAAGCAGTTGCATAGCACGTTTTCTGTTGCTTTCAATGCTAGAGGGATACCCTGATGGTACACCAAGTTTCCATCCATAAGAACATACTTCACCCAGCTTCACAGCCTTACTGTTATCAATGTCCTGCTTAGCGCAATATGGATGGTTCCCGTCAATACCATCAGTGTTGAAATACTTACAGATTTCACAGAGATAATCTCCCGCTCCTAGGATAGCCATTATTCTTCATCCTCATTCATGGCATGGAAGCACTCGTCGTTACCAATCATGTAACCGGAGCAGAAAATCTCAAGGAGCATTTCCCTGATGTAATCCTCCATCTCCTTACCATCCTTGGCTTCCTTGAGTTCCTTTACAAGGATAGCAATCATATCGTCGAAATACTTGATGGTAACTTCATCATTGGAGAAACGCTCCAAAAGAGCAGAATACGCCATCATCGTGAGAACCTTACGAATGTCTTTGGCGTCATCGATGTTGAATTCCTTAACCATTGTGATTCCTTTCTACTGAATGAAGATGACTACAAACAACCCAAGAACGACAGTGACGAAGCAGGCGCACGCAACAATATCAGGGTATCCGAAAAAATGTGCGAGAATCGCCAAAGCAATCAATCCTAGAATAATAATAAAAGCATCTTTGTACTTTTCCATTTTTGGGAACCTTTCCAACGAATCCGAAATAGAATTGGGGCTTCTTGCATAATCCTCATATCACCGATACCACCCTCGCGTTCCCCTCTACCAAACCATACAGACCACCCTCCCTTACCCTAAAATGTTTTCCAGAGATTATTCTTTTCTGAGAATAATATACTCAATCCTCACTTACCCATGAAATAATCGGCACATGCGAACGAATTGCGCTAACAATTCGCTCGCTGTGCTGATTAAACTTCACCATCAAAAACAAAACTCATGGCACGCGCAGTTTCGTTCTTATATTCTGCAATCCACGATGCACGATTATAGTATGGGTCACTGAATCCAATTCGATAATCCGCATATTTGCAGTCAAGTTCCAAAGATTGCGTAATAAGCCAAGTGAAATAGGTCATACAGCGGTGCCGTTCATCGATGGGAAATTCGAGTTCAAAAGAACGTCCCTCGTATTCTTCGATTTCCTCATTCCAAATGGAATCCGTGACATAGAGAGTGTATTTGCCAGCATCAACCATTTCCAATCACCCCTCATAACTATAGACAATCTTACGCTTGCAACCCAGCACGGACAATGCAGTACGAACCACAGCTTCGCTGCACTCACAAACATATGCAACTTCCTGAATCGTAACAGGACGCTTTGCTTCCTTGATGTATCTGATGGCAACATCAAGTTTGGATTCGGAATTGCCCAGCGGATGCGTGCAAACGTAATGCGCGTGCTGATAAGAACAACCCAATGCAGCAGCAATCTCACGATAAGTGCTGCCATCATCCCGCATCTTCGTTATCTTTCCGCGAAGTTCATAATTCGGCATCATATCACCACCTATCAATCCAATTAGGATTACCACTGGTGCCGAAGCCATCTGCGCTCTTCACGAAATATGAACGACCACATGCGGATTCACTAGCAAACATAGTAACCTACTTGGTGGTGGTGCGCTTCCATGATAACCTCATCGAGGTCATGATGTTGCGCAGGGTCATAATACACAGTCATGATAACTCCTTTCTTGGGGCTTTTTTCGACGCCCCATTTTATTTTTGACTACCCCCACGGATAATCAACCCCAAAATTTGAGACCACCCACCCTAACCCCTCTACCATCAATATGGATTGGAATTAGTTAATTGATTCCAATTCAGGCCACTTTAGCACTCTACTGTGGTGGAGTGGCTAGTGCGCTGTGCACAAAAATGTGCACGCCCGACACCTGCCGCGTGTGCACATTTTCGTTCACATCCGCCTAGACAATCACCGGACACGCGCCCGGTTGGGTTTCCCCAACCGGGCGCCGATTCCGTTCTACAGGATTGCAAAGCCGCCGAAGTCGTAGATTCCCGTGAATTCGAGGGCCTGCTCCCCGTCCCAAAATTGGCCGTTCTCGAATTCGGCACGGGCGCGCTCCATTTCAGCGTTCGCCTTGACTTCGAGCGCGTCCGCTGCATCGTCCATGTCCATATCGCGGAGAACTTGGATGGAGCGCAGCACCTTGAACGGAATCTCGAAGGTGGGAG